CCGTGGGACAAATGGGAACCCCGTGGGAAGCTCATCGAAATGGGGTTCTCATGATGTCCCTCCCGCCTGCCGGTTTGCCACCCGCCGGGTGTGCATCGTCCGCCACTTTTCAAGGTTAACACGGTTATAACGCTGGGTCGTTCCGCGCTCGCCGTGGGTGCCGTAGAGCTTTTGCACGTTACCCATCTCGATGCCCTCGCCTTCCAGCTTGTTCATCGCCTCGGTGATCGCACCCGACCGCAGGTCGCGGTTTGTGACGCCGACAAAGCGCGGGTCCGTCTCGGCCAGCTCGCGGAACAGCTCCATCACGTCGAACGAAAACACCGTCGCGTTCCACGGGCGACCGGCCGCCCGCCCCGGCACGCGCTCGACGAACGACTCGCCGTTCTCGACGAACCGCCGGCGCAGATGCCAGTCGCCTTGCCGGATCACCGGGCCGACGCGCTGCTCTTTGGGCAAGAAGGCAAGCTCGCGCATGATCATCGGGCACAGGGTCCAGTCGGCAACCACGGTCTTGGTGAACCGGCTCTTGCAGGTCGGCTTTGCCATGATCAGGTCGGCATCGACATGCTCGCCCCAGGTCAGGCCATGCTCCCAGCGCGTGCGGGCGGTGGTGAAGGGGCTCGGCTCGTTATCAGGTTCACCGGCCTTGTTCGGCGTCCACTCCCCGATGACATCCTTCGGCCGAAGCGCAGTCTCGAACTGAATGGCGAACGCGAGCGCCATTTCGAAATAGCCCCGGCTGCGGACAAACTCGCAAGCCTTGTCGATCATCTCGGCGGTGACCATCGCGGTGCGCGGGGGTGCGTTCGGGAACGTCATGTTCGCCAGGACACCGTCGCGCTCCGCACCGAGCCGCCCGCAATGCGGTGACGCCTCGATCATCATGCCGAAGCGCATCACCATCCGCACCATCGTCATGGTGCGGTGCGCGGTCGCGATCAGCGGGGCGCCGCCCGGCGTCTTCGGCTCGCGCCAGTGCTCGTACCAGTCCTGGAAATCGTCTGCCGTGAGCCGGTGCAGTTGCCGGCCGCCGACAGTATCGATGATTTTCTTCAGATCCTTGGTGTAGGTTTCGAGCGAGTTCCACTTCGCCGGGTTCGTCGTGCGCTTGAACGGGCCGAGCCGGTGCGTTTGGAACAGTTCGCACAGTGACTTGATCGAGCCGTCGAACTTCGGCTCACGGTTTTCGCCGCTCCCAATGAATTCGAGTGCCTGTGCCTGGAGACGGCGACATGCCGACGCTAGCTCGACTTCGGAGAGGTCGGCGGCGAGCGCGACGGACTTCGGTTCGAAGCCAAGTCTGACGGCTTTCTTGGGCGCGCGCCAAAGCGGGACACGCTTGCCCCCTGCCCTGTTCGCATATTCAAGTCCCGGGGCGTCGCCGGGGCCGCGGTCGGGGAGACTGACGACGTTGGTTCGCATGACTTCCACTTCTCCGGTTGATCCGCCCTGCTCGGCAGCACCTCATTCGTGATGCCATTCAGGCGGTCGAAAAACGCGCGCACGGCGGGCCGGTATCGGCCGCCCATCAGGGGATCGAATTGCGGGAGCCCCTGCCGCTCCAAGACCTTCACCCGATCGCGCCAGTCCCGCAGTCGGCCGGGACCAAGCACGAACTCGGCTATTTCTTCCTCGGTGCAATAGAGGTGTTCCCCGACCGGCTTCGAATGACGCGACATTGGTACAATCCGTTTCGTTAAGGAAGCGTTAACCATTTGACGTTACGGCGTTTCACCTTGCGGAACGGGTTTTGCGGAAAGCGCGGAGCGTGCCCGGTCGATCAGGTGCGTGGAGATGCAGTACCACCCGCTGGTCGGCGCTCCGTATTCGGAGTCATCGCCATCGGCAGACTGGATGATCTCCTCAAGCGCATAACCGATCCGGTAGTTATCCGCGCGCAGCCGCTCGATCTCGTCAGCGGCCTCAAGTGCAAGCCCCACCGGAAACCACCTCTCCTGCTTCATTCGTGGCATGTTGTCTTTGTCAAACTGCGTTGCGCGCAGCCGCTCTACGATGTCGGTCATGTTTACACGTATCCCAATCGTTTAAGAGCCTCGTCCGCGCGCATATTTTTCGGAATGCGGTCGAACTTTTCGGCTGGGCACCAGTCTGTGTGTCCCTCACCGCTTCCGGCGGCGCCGCACGTACACAGCTTTTCCTCGATACGCTGTAGTTTGATGGCGGGGTCAGTCATTAATCTTCTCTGCTTGTTCGGTCATTCTGATGCCTCGCGCAAATCTTTGATGCAGTCGTTGTACATGACACGCAGCCGCTCGATCTCGGCATACTTGGCGGCCAGCGCGTCGTCTCTGGACGCCAGATTAGCTTCCAGAGCATCGATCTCGTCGGCGGCCTCCGTTAACGCAGCCGCGCTTTCGCGGGCCATTTGCTGCGTGGTCACAAACGAATGGTGCCGGTTGTTGGCAAATGCGTCGGTCTGCTCAATCAATTCGCGCAGCCGCTCTGTGATGCTGGTCATGTGACCACCTTGCCGCACTCAGCGCACATCCAGTGGACCCTGCCATCGTGCTCGACGGTGCCGCCGCAGCAGTGCAGCCAACACTTCAATCGCCACCAGTTTCGCCAAGATCGTAGGACCACGCGCGTCATCGCCTGCATCTCCAGTGCTGGTATCCGCGCACGGTGTATGTTACGCGCCGAAGGCCGTGGCGCGCGCAGATGTCCTGGCGTAGCGAAGCTCGCTTCACGATGCGGGCAGCCGGTGGTGGTGGCCTCGCAACCACCACCACCGGCGCGCTCGTAGTTCCCCGTAAGTCGAGTGCGTTTCCCTTCTCGTTTGTGGTTGTGGCGGGCGGCATGTCGTTGACCGGCATCCACCGCGCCCGGAATGTCTGCGTGTCCATGCGGATCATGCGCACGCCTTCCGATTGAACCGGCTTGACCGGCACCGGCGGCGCCGGCCGAGACACCGCCACCGCGCCGAACACCAGCAGCGGAATGGCGGCGAGCAATAGCGCAGCCGGGAGCGGGAATTTTCCTGGGGGCTGGCCCAGTACTATTCCGCTCCCGGCACGATTGCCGCCATTCGGCCGGGGGGCTTCGACGGCAATCTGAAACTCAGTCATCGGCGTGCGCCCGCGGTAGCACGATGAATGGCGACGGCTCGCGCGCGGGCGGTTGGTTGTACGTCAGCACGGCTTGACCCTCGCCGAGCGCGCGCAGTATCGCGCCGATAGCGTCCATGCGAACTTCCCTGCGTTGCAGGGCAATGTCCGTCATGTGCCCGCTGTCGACCGAGCAGTCCCAGTGCTTGCGCACCTCATCGTAATGGCGATCGAAGAACGCGCTAAGTTCGTCGGGCGGGATTGGCATGGCCGGGCCTCCTAGCGCGGTGTCGTTCCCATCTCGCGCATATAGATCGCATCGCGCATCGCATTGTCGATCAGCATCCGCACCAGCCCGAGGCGGCTGCCGCGAATGATGTGCTTGATTTCCTCGACGCTCACGATCAGGGCATCGTCGTCGTCCAGGCCGCGGTTGACGTGATCCGCCATGCGGTAGAGCAGTTCATCCAGCAGCGCCTTGCGCAGGGCCTCGTTCATCTCGTTCACGTGTCCTGCGCCTCCAGCCGCTGCGTGGTGAGATCCGGCCGCTTGTCCTTTGGCCTCAGTTTCTCGATCCTGCGCGTCACGGCTTCCTTCAGGCGAGCCGGTGTCCTGTCGTCGCGCCATTCGATCTGGCCGCGCAGCGGTCGTTCGGCGTTCCATTTCATGGTGAGATCGTCGGCCGAGATCGCGTTCTCGATCATCACCTCCCAGCCCGCCACATAGTCGTCGCTCGATGGTACGGACGGTGCCTCTGGCCTCGGCGGCAATGTGGGCGTGGCGAACGACTGCGGCTCGGCGCCGGGGATGTCGTCGATCTCGGTTTCATCGGAAAAGCCGAGCCCCGAGATCGACAGCGTGACGCGGCGCTTTGCCTTCGTCACACACTTCAGGAAAGCGTTGGCGGCGGCCTCGCCCTTCAGCCCGCCGATCGACACGACGCCGAAGTCTTCATCCCGGCGCCCGCTCTTGTCGGTGGCGCGCACATGCACGGTCAGCAGATCGTTATGCACCGAGCGATCAACCACCTCGATATTGATGCCGTGCAGCTTGCGCAACTGATCGGCGGCATCGCGCCGCGCGTAGAGCTGCAGCTTGCCGTTCAGCGTGATGTACTGGAACGGCTGCGTGAACGGGTTCAGTCCGAGCGACTTGCATACATTGTGGTAATGCACGACCCGATCCTCGGGCGACAGTTTCGACAGGTCGCCACGGGCGATCACGTCGTCGACAGTCTGGCCGATGGCGTTCTGCGGTGCGGCTTGCTCGACGGCGCTCATTTGACGTTCTTCCATGTTTTGCGGCGGCGGATAGAAGTGATGGTCGAGTGATGAACGCTGAATTGGTCTGCTAGCGTCAGGCAGGAGACTCCCGAAGCGCGGATCGCTACAATGTTTTGCTCCGAAAGCTTCGGGCTACGAGGCGCCGTTCGGCGGCCTTTGGCGTAGCAATCCCTCACGTTGTCGGCATTGGTTCCCAAGAAAAGATGATGCGGATTAACGCAATCCGGTGTGTCGCATCGGTGGCAAACAAATAAAGCGGCGTCAGGAATGGGACCGTTTTGCATTTCATATGAGATGCGATGCGCAAGTGCCCTCCCCTCAACATGGTGGCCCTTGCTGATGACGCCATAGCCTCGGCTCATCTTCGCGCCTATCCATATCCAGCAATCATCTGGCCCTGACTTTTTGACCTTAGGCCAAAAGCGTTCAGACAGCGGCTTAAGCTTACCGGGGTTAACCATCACCGAATCCGTACCATCAACGTCGGCTCGCCGACTTGGATGGATGCCCAATTGAACCGTTCGCCCGCATCTAGCGCCGCCTTGATCTTCTTGAGGTCCGGCTTCACTACGGGCGGGTGGCAGTAGGTGGCGGGCACATCGGCATCATTGGCAACGACAACGCGCTCGCGCGGCTTCACGACAGACAGCGTGGCTTCGGGTAGTTCCAGTCGTTTGATCTGCGCCGCGGTTATGATGGACAGAGCCAGCCCGCGCATCGCCTCGGTACGCTGGTTGAACCGGTCGCGGCGGGCTTTCATCTGGTCGATCATCGCCTCGATGCCGGCGGCGAATGCCGTGGCCTCAACCATGCGGCGCACGACGGCGGCAAGAAACTCGTGCAGATCCGTTGACCCCTCGAGCATGTCGGCGATCAGTTGATCGTCGCCCTCGTCCCATATGTTGGGGTGCGTGACGCGCAGCAGCGCTATCTGTGCGCGGACGAAGGTCGGATCGAGGCGGTCAGCCATAACGCGCTACCGATATCGTGTGGGAGTCTGGTCGATCGTGTTGGATGCCGTGGATGGGGCAGACACGCTGACCGATCGGACGACAATGTCGCATGGCAGGGGGTCACCGGTGTGGTTGCACGAAGTTGCCGCACAGGTTAATGTCAAATTAATACTCCGCACTTGACAATTCGTCAAGGCGGCTCCGTTGAAGTCACAGCCTAAATCGTCAAGCGCAAGATGTGGCCGGTGGTCGGCTGGCTACATAGAAGAGGGAGCCCAACCCGCAACGCTAGGAAATTTGAAATGAAAACAAGCTTATCGCCGCGACGGCAACTCAAGCTGAAGCGAAAGGTCGACAAGTTCTTTCTCGAACTCACAAACGATGTCGACGAACTGAAATACGCACGCAATTGTGCGGTGCGCCACGTCGAGGACGTTCTGATTGCCGCTTCCCCTCAAGCCGACCGGGAGGACTCCGACCCGGAGGAAGAGGTGCGTTCCGCCTCTTCCAGACGCTTCAACGTCGTATCAGTCAGTCCGCTAGGCAGTCCGCAATAAAGCCAAGTGTGATCGACGCCGAATGCCAACAGCAGCTTGCTTGCGTGGCGCGGATCAAGCCGTCGCTCGCCGTTCTCGATCTTCGAAAGCGAACTGATCGTGATGCCGAGCTTGTCGGCCAACTGCTGGCCGGTAAGCCCATAGGCCTTGCGCACTAAGCGGACACGCCGGCCGACGGCCTGGTCGCTGTCGTCCAGGCTCGTCTGCGGCGGCCGCTTGGGTCTAACCATTCGCAACTTGCTAACCCTCATTGCCGAGTCCCTCTACAGACAGAAACCCCTTGCGTCCGACTTGACGATTTGTCAATATTAACACTTATAACCCGCCTGGGGAACCCTTGGCGTGAAACACCTGACTACCTTTGATGCGGTTCTGGATGCCACCGGCGGGTTCCGCGCCTTGGCGGAACTCACCGGCGTGTCAACACCGCTGACCTATGCGTGGCGCCGGGCGGGCCGCTTTCCGGCATGGACCCTCGACCGCATCGAACGCGCACTCGCTCCGCGCGGCATCACCGTTGCGCGCGCCGTCTTCGATTTCGAACCGGCACGCGCAGGCAAGAGGCAACCGAACGACGACGAACCGAAGCGCGCCACGCGCGCGTGACGACGGCCGGGGGCTGGCCCGGCCGAGGCGAAACTCAACAGACAGGATCTGTGATGGCGCGATGTGCGTCGAAATCTCAGCGCGTTCAGCTTTTTCTCTTGCAAGACGGCAAGTGCGCAATCTGCGCGGAGGAACTGTCCGACAAGTTTGAAATCGATCACCAGCAACCATTCCAAGCAAACGGAGGAACCGAGCTATGGAATCTTCAGGCCGTATGTCTTTCCTGTCACAAGTCGAAGACCGCCTTGGCGAATCGTTACGGCAAGGTCAGCGCGAGGTCATAGAACTCTTTTTTGAGCGCGCAACCGTTGTTGCCAAATTGCCGACCGGAATTGGCAAGACCAGGACGGCAGCGGTGGCATATGCGGTGCAACGCAGTCGCAACTTGGTCAATCGGGTGCTCTACATTGTTCCTCGCAGCAGCCAAGCAGTTCAGGCGGCCGAGGAATTCCCGCGCGATCTGAGCCGGGTTCTCAATATTCCCACCAAGTCGCTGATCTTGGGCGACACGCCGCTTCCCGCGCTGAAAGCGCATCGATCCGGGGAATGCGAGATATTTATCACGACTATCCAGGCGCTTGTTTCGAACGGCAATGCGCTGACGGTTCTGCGAGAAATGATGGCTACAGGAAGGTGGTTCATCGTCATCGATGAATATCATCATTATGGCAGCCCGGATAAGGCATGGACGAAGAAACTGCAATCGCTGCCTCATCAGGCATTTCTGGCAATGAGTGCTACACCGTACCGTCAGGACGAGAGCGAGCCATTTGGCGAACCTGATGTCAAATTCGAATACCGAGCCGCTCGGAGGCTGGGATACGTGAAGGCGCTAGAGCTTCACGCTTATGACTATCGCGTCGATGCAATGGTCAACAATGTAGATGTGCAGACGTTTACGACAGCCGAAATCTACAAGATGGCCGGATCTGACAAGCCCGAAGTTATCGACCGTGAAATGGCTGTGCGGGAGTTGCGTTGGAGTCCGCGATATTTCTCGCCGCTGCTCGAGAAGCCACTCGCTCGCATGATGTCTTATTCATTTGAAGCGCAGATGCTGGTGCAGGCCATCTCATGCTCTCATGCGAAGATGGTGTGTGAGCAAATCAGATCCCTGATCAGTCCCGGTGTTGAAGTTGATTGGGTTGGCACAGGTCCCCGCGGGCGGTCTGATGCAGAAAACGAGGAAATCTTGAAGCGGTTCTGTCCGCCGAAGGATGCGTCAGGAATACGGCAGTGGACACTCGACATTTTAGTGAACGTTGGAATGGCTGGCGAAGGGCTGGACTGTACCGACGTATGCGAGGTGGTCTTTTTGAACGCGCCAGGATTAAACAATACGACACTGCAGACGATCGGGCGTCTATCTAGGGTGCCTAGGAATATTCTTCCTACACCGAAGGGCATCGTGAGCGTCGATGAGGCGTGTGAAATGGCTGCATATGCGGGCGACAATGTCGAAACATGTTTTGAGGAGAAACCAGAAATCAATCACAATGGGCCGCACGAACCGCCCACCTTTGAGGGAGACTATGCCATTCCGCCGGATGTCATCATCAAGAATGCCGAACTTACAAATATCCGGGATCACCCACACTATGAGAATGTCATGCAAGAGGTAATGAACCGACCCTACAGCGAACAAATGGTTAAAGATGATGTTGAACGGATTGTGGAAGAAGCACTGCGCGAAGGGTTGAAGAGACGCGATCCGTTATTTAATGAGTCTGCGCTAATTATTAAAGAGAAGATCAAGATCGAGAATGCCGCCCGGCTGAAGACTTTTCAGGTCATGGGCATGATGAAGAAGGCCGGGCGACTGCAGGTTATCGAATATCAGGACATCATCAAGCGGATCAAGGCGAAGAAGAACAGAGAGTTGCACAGTAACCCGGATGGCTGCTCACTCGTCGAACTTGGCCGGCACATGGATTGGATGAGGCGGTTTGAGGCCACACTGAAAAACGGTTTGCCCCAATGGTTGATCTAGTCAGGATTCGAGGCGTCAGTGCTGAGCCGCCGGATCGGATCAACACCTTGCAACAAGTGTTGAGCGAAGGCGGAAAGCGGATATTCGATATTGCGCCGAATATCCTGAAAGAGATTATTGGGGAGCATGAGTGGGTTGGGCGCTGCGACAGTGCCGGTGTGGAATTCAAATCGTTTGAGGCTTTTGCCGCCTGTCCGCTGTGGGAGGGGCTCGGCTGCACCATTGCTGACCTGATGGCGATCTGCCGCAAGCGCGAGGATGTGCAGAAACGCATCAACGAGGAAATAGGAGCGGCACCGAAACATGTTGGAAGGGGACATAGGAGTGACAATGTCACTCCTAACCGGGGCAACAATCCCACCTACGCACTGAAGCGTCTCAAGCGCGACCGGCCCGACCTCGCCGAGAAGGTCATCGCTGGCGAACTCTCGACAAATGCCGCCGCCATCGAGGCTGGATTCCGCAAGCCGCCATCACCGCTCAAACAATTGCGCAAGGCCTGGGCGAAAGCATCATTAGACGAACGCACTGCATTCCGGGCTGAGATTGAGCATGGCTGAATTGCCCGTCATGCCGCTCAAGACCGACGCGCTGATTGCGGACACCACGCACATGTCGGCCGAGGAGATGGGCGTTTATGTGCGGCTGCTGATCGCCATGTGGCGGCATGGTGCGCAGCTTCCGGACACGCCAACGGAACTGGCGCGGATCGGCGGCGTGACGCTTCCACGGTGGAACCAGATCAGCGAGCGGGTCATGCGGCCGATGACGGTGAGCGGTAACATAATAACACAGAAGCGTTTGTCGTCGACGTGGCTGGACGTGCAAAAAATGCGGGCTCGGAGAAGCGCCGCAGCATTGAAAAGGTGGGGAAAATCCGATGCAAATGGATATGCAAAGCAATAGCATTGCATATGCGGTGCATACCCTTTTGCAATGCTAACCAAATAAGAAAGAAAGAAGGTAAACAGTGGTGATAGTGGAAGGAGCACCTGTGGATTAGTGTGGATAACTCGAAAAACGTGCAGAAAAAGCGGTCGGCCGGGGAAGCAAGCAAGGGGAGAACATGAGCCGGAAGCAACCTGCCGCACTAGCGCAACGCATGCAGCGCACGGTGCGCAAGGTCGAAGCCGAGGCGCGCGAAGCCGGTAACGTGCAAGATGTGGGCACCGGTTACACCATCATAAAGTTGCAACGGCACCAGCCGCCCCTGCGGACGCTGCTGGAAGCCGGACGGATAGGACCCACCGAACTAGAGGCCGCCGACGAAATCACACTGGCGGCCTTCTCTGTGGCAACAGGCGGCATCCTACGCGCCGTCTCGCTCGAGCTCGGCACTCGCGGCCGCCAGGACGACCGCCCATGGCCGGTGCACATCGCTCTAGCGGTGCGGAACTACCAACGCTGGCAAACCCACTGGACCGCCGAATGGTCCCGCACGCGCTCACCCATGCTCGAGGTGATCTGGTGTGCCGTGATCGACGAGAGGCCGATCTCGGTGATCGCCGAGGAGATCGGCTACGGCCGCAAGCGCACCGCACGCGCCATCATTATCGGCCTTCGCCACTACGCCGCATGGGCCAACATGGTCACCGGAACACAGCGCCAGGCATGGATCGCCGCCGCACAACATGTATTCGACAAACGGCTGGAAGCTACCAGCAGTTGACAGAACGGAACAGTTGTGGCTACTTTTGTGCCAGGTGCAGTTTTGCGCCAGCCTTTCCCCAAGGCTTCTTGCCGCAAACCATGAACGCCGCTCCCGCACGGGCGGCGTTTTGCATTGGAGGCCGGCCATGTTGGAAGGTCTACTCATCGGACTGCTCCACATCCTGCTGTACGCAGTGGTCTTGAGCATCATCGTGTACGTGATCATCTACGCGGCGGCAGCGTTCGGCTTTCCCCTCCCGCATCCAATCCCCAAGCTGCTCTGGGCCGTGGTTGCGCTCATCGTGTTGATCATGCTGGTGTCGATGCTGCTCGGGTGGAGCCCCAGGTTTCGGGTTGATGCAGAGCCCAGTCGATCCATCGCATCCATTGCCACGCCCTCGCCCACCCGAGGCTGACCAGCCCTCTATCTGCGAGGGGTGCTGATTGCATGCCCATCCCCAAGCCCAGGCCACTAGCCCGCATGTTCAACAGCAGGGTGGTACAGCCACAGGCCAAGCGTGTTGATGCGATCTATCTCTCTCAGCAATACGAAGCATGGCGAACAATAGTCATAGCTCGAGCTGGTGCTCGATGTCAGGCGGTCGACGCCGGCAGGCGCTGCAGCAAGGCAGCACCAGGCCATCGCATGTTCGCCGATCACGCCCAAGAATTGCAGGACGGCGGACTACCCTTCGATCCAGCCAACGGCCAATGCCTTTGCGGTTCGCACCACACGGTGAAGACGCTCATGGCAAGAGCGCGGCGGATGGGGGGGGCATAAAGTGTTATACCTTTTGGGGGTCCCTTACCGCTGGGGGCTCAGCGACGGGTTTTTATTAGTGAGGCACATCTATGGCTAAGCAAGGACGACCACCTCACCAACCGACGACCAAGGACCGAACCTATGTCGAGTCCCTTGCATCCTATGGCGTACCTGAGGAAGACATTGCGCGCGTCATGGGTATCAACCACCTGACCCTGGGCAAACATTACCGGCGCGAATTGGATCTTGGACACGTCAAAACCAACGCGCAGGTCGCCGGGTTTCTGTTCACCGCCGCCAAGAAAGGCAGCGTGCCGGCGATGATGTTCTGGCTGCGGTGTCGTGCGAAGTGGTCCGAGCCGCGCGACCAGACGGCGGGTATGGCGCCGGGCAAGAAGGAGGCCGCGGCTACTGCAGCGCAACAACTGGATATCAGTTCGCCGTTTGACAGAGTGATCGCGGCGCGTGCCGAACGAAATGTGGGATCTGAGTTGTCCGGATTGGCAAGACCGTCTGTTGCATGGCCGGTCGCTGATCCCCGATCTTCCGCTCAATAACGCGGAGGCGAGCGACGGGCTGGCTATTTTCGATCAGCTCTGTCTGCCGGACGTCCCGGGGCTCCCGCTGATGCGGGATGCCTGCGGGCCGTGGTTCCGCGATCTCGTGCGGGTGGCGTTTGGCAGCTGGTTTCCGGGCGAACGGCGGCGCTATGTCCGCGACATCCTGGCGATGCTGCCGAAGGGGCAGAGCAAGACGACCTACAGCGCGGGCTTGTTGCTGACCGCGATGTATTTGAACCAGCGGCCGCGGGCCGAGGGTTTGTTCGTGGCGCCGACGCAGGCGATCTCGGACACCGCATATGACAAGGCCGTGGGCATGATCGAGGCTAGCCCGGCCCTGAAAAAACGGTTTCGGACCCGTGACCACATCAAGACCATTCAGGATCTGGCGAACCAGTCCGCGCTGCGGATCAAGACCTTTGACGTCAACATTCTGAGCGGGACGATCCTGTTCATCGCATTGCTGGACGAGCTGCATCTGCTCGGCAAGAACCCGCACACGCCGAAGGTGTTGCGGCAGATCCGCGGCGGGCTGGAGAAGACGCCCGAAGGTTTGCTGGTGATCACGACGACGCAATCGGACGACATTCCGACTGGCGCGTTCAAGGACGAACTGAACAACGCGCGGCGGATCAGGGACGGACATTTCCGCGGCAAGGTGAGCCGACCGCTGTTGCCGGTGCTGTACGAATTTCCCGACGCGATCGGCAAGCATCGCGAGCGGTGGGGCGATCCGGCAAACTGGGCGATGGTGATGCCGAACCTCGGCCGGTCGGTGCATCTGGATAGTCTGGTGGCCGACTGGCAGACCGAGCAGACCAAGAACGACCAGGCGATCCGGATCTGGGCCTCGCAGCATCTCAACATCGAGATGGGGCTCGGGATGAAAACCGACGGCTGGGCTGGCGCCGAGTTCTGGCCTGGCGCGGTCGACCACGAACTGACGCTCGACAGCCTGATCGAGCGCAGTGAGACGATCGTGATCGGGGTTGACGGCGGCGGGCTCGACGATCTGTTTGGGCTGTCGGTGCTCGGCCGCGAGAAGGTTACCAAGCGTTGGCTTTCGTGGTCGCACGCCTGGTGCCATCGCGGCGTCCTCAATCGCCGGCTGTCGATTGCATCGCGGCTCGAGGACTTCGCGGCGGCGGGCGAATTGACCATTGTTGATGATCGGCTCGATGATGTGTCGGAGATCGTCGAGATTGTCGAGCGCGTCAAGGGCGCCGGTTTGTTGTCCTGTGTGGCGCTCGACATTGAAGGGCCATACGGCGAGTTCGTAGATGCGCTGGCCGAGATCGACGTGACCGAAGCGTCTGAGGAAATTGTTGGCATCGGCCAAGGTTACCGGCTGATGGGCGCGATCAAGACGGTGGAGCGCAAGCTCGCCAACGGAACGTTTGTGCATGCGCCTAGCGGCTTGATGGAATGGTGTTGCGGCAACGTGAAGATCGAGCCAACCGCGACCGCAATTCGTGCCACGAAGTCCAACGCCGGCGACGCCAAGATCGACGCGTGGTGCGCGCTGATGGATGCCGCGACCGTAATGGTGAAAAACCCGGATAAAAACCCGGAATATCACCTGCATTTTGCGTGATCGATTAAACCAGAGGAGATCTACCCGATGAAGAAGCTATTGCTGGCGGCGGCCATGCTTGGTGCGCTCGCCAGCCCTGCCCACGCGCAAGTAACTCTCGGCGGCCAGATTTGGACGAACACCGGCACAACCCTGTCGCTCGACGCGGTGGTGCCAGGCGGCAACCAGCCGCTGAACATCCAGTGCGTCATCTGCGGCGATCACCAGCCGCAGCAGTCGGCCACGTTCGGCTATACCAACTTTCACAACGCCGGCAATGCCGACAGCCTCATCTACTTTTCCACCAACGTGTCAGGCGGCGGCAATCCCGGTTTCGATACCGTGGGCACAGCCTACGACGGTTCGTTCCTGCGGGCTTACCTGCTCGCCAATGGCGACGGCTCGCTGAACTTCGCCATCGGCGTCGATGTCAACGACACCAATCAGGCGCAGACCTTGGAGGCGTTCGCCCTGCTGAACCTGACCCAGCACACCGTGCTGGCGCAGTACTCGTTGCTTCAGCCGGGTGGAGCTCTGGTTCCGTCGACCAACAACGGGACCGGATTTCCCGACTACACGCTGACCGGGTTTAACATCGACCTTGGCACCGACATCCAGCTGGGCGACAAGCTGATCTTCTACGCGCGCATTTCGGGCGCGAACGATGGTCCGGACAGCTTCTTCATCATCCCGCAGGCTGTACCCGGTCCGATCGTGGGCGCGGGCATTCCCGGTATCATCGCCGGGTGTTTCGCGTTGCTCGGACTGGGCCGGTGGCGGCGCAATCGCCGCGTCTGAGGCGGCTGGCTCGCCGGTTTTTCTTATGGGGCGACGTTCCGGTATTCCGGCGTCGCTCCTTCGTCATCCGCCGCATTGATGTCCTGACCGCGGTCCTGTTCGTGGTCTGCACCGGCTACTACGGCTGGACATCCGGCTGGCTTGGCGCGTTGGCGGGCGGCCTGATGTTTATCTTTCTCGCGATGGCCGCCGTGTGGTTTTTCTGACTGAGGGATGATCCATCATGCTCAACCGGGCGTATAGCCTGCTTGAAATCAAGCAGGTCGATGAGGACGCGCGCGTCATCACGGGCTGGGCCACCACGCCTGCGCCTGACCGCTTGAACGACGTTGTTGAGCCGATGGGCGCGGAATACAAACTGCCGTTGCCGCTGTTGTGGCAGCACGACTCGGCACAGCCGATCGGCCAGGTCACGCATGCCAAGGTCACGAAGGCCGGCATTGAGATCGTCGCGAAGATCGCCAAGGGCGTCACGGCTGAGATTGACCGCGCCTGGTCACTGATCAAAGCCGGATTGGTGCCGGGCCTGTCGATCGGCTTCAAGCCGCTCGAGCATGAGTTCATTCCTGAAACCAAGGGCATTCGCTTCAAAAAATGGTCCTGGCTCGAGCTCAGCGCGGTGACGATCGCCGCGCACCAGGACGCCAGCATCACGACGATCCGTTCGATCGACACAGCGCAGCGGGCCGCGTCAGGCCAACGAGCGCCGCACCGTGTCGTTCATCTCAACCCACCGGGCGCCTCCGGACGATCTCAACCGATTGCCCTGGAGGGCACCGAAATGAAAACGATCGCAGAGCAGATCACTGCTCTTGAGGCCAAGCGCGCAGCGACAGCGTCGCGCATGGAAGATGTGATGCAGAAGACGCTGGACGAGGATCGCACCTCGGACGCGGGCGAAGGGGACGAGTTCGACGGCCTCGCCGCCACGGTCGAGGCGATCGACAAGGATCTCGTTCGCCTGCGCGCGGTCGAGAAGGCGAAGGCATTCGCGGCCAAGCCGGTGACCAGGGCCGAGACGGCGCGCGAGGGCGCCGAGGCGCGATCGTCGATCATCGTGAAGGCGCAGCCGAAACTCGCGCCCGGCCTTGCGTTCGCGCGCATGGTCAAGTGCATGGCGCTCTCGCACAAGCAGTATCGGCCGGCGGTCGACATTGCCCGCGAACTCTATGGACCGGACAGCATCGTGGTTGGCGAACTCACCACGAAGGCTCCGGTGCCGGCTGGCACGACCATTGACGGCAACTGGGCGGCCAACCTGGTCGGCGAGGAAAGCGGTGCGGTGGCGGACTTCGTCGAGTACCTGCGGCCGCAAACCATCCTCGGCCGTTTCGGCAATGGTGGCGTTCCAGCATTGCGCAATGTGATGTTCCGCACGCCGCTGATTACACAGACCGGCGGCGGTGCTGCCTACTGGACCGGGGAAGGCAAGGCGAAAGGGCTCACCTCGTTTGACTTCACGCGCACGACGATGGAGCCGACCAAGTGCGCCAACATCGCCGTTCTCACGGAAGAAAGCATCCGCAGTTCGTCGCCGAAATCGGATGTCATCGTGCGTGAAAGCCTTGCGGCTGCGCTGCGCGAGCGGCTCGACATGGACTTTGTCGATCCCGCCAATGCCGGGACCGCGAGCATCAAGCCGGCCTCGATCACCAACGGTGCCGAAACCATTGCGTCGAGCGGTGATGATGCTGACGACGTGCGGCTCGATATCCGTTCTGTCTATGCCAAATACGCATCGTTCAATAATCCTCCGTCGAGCGGTGTGTGGATTATGGGGAGCAACACGGCGGTTGCCCTGGCCATGCTGCAGAACCCCTTGGGGCAGGCGGAATTTGCCGGGATGTCCATGACCGGCGGCACGCTCAACGGCATGCCGGTGATCGCCTCGGACTACGTCAGTGACATCGTCATTCTGGCCAATGCGTCCGATATCTATTTGGCGGACGACGGCCAGATCCAGATCGATGCAAGCCGCGAGGCATCGCTCGAGATGGCAGATGTGCCGGCGCACAACTCGCACACGCCGACCGGCGCGTCGCTGGTCAGCATGTGGCAAACGAACAGCGTCGCCATTCGGGCCGAGCGTACCATCAACTGGCTCAGGCGGCGCGATCCTGCCGTCGTGTACCTGACGGGCGTTTCGTGGGGTGGCGAAGTCAACACCGCATAAGGCGCTCGGTTGTTGAGGGCGGGTGCCCTTCCCGCCCGCCCTCGATATCCCGGAGGTTAAATCATGGCCAAAACCATCAATAAACTCCCGGCATACATTGGGTTTGATACATCCCTGTCAACAGCAGTCGATGCGGGCAGCGACCTTGTGGTAGGGATCGTCATGCCGGATGTCTGGACTGCTGCCCGTGTGTCGGTTCAGGTATCAGTGGAGGGGGTCGAATTCCGCGATCTGTTCGACTTCGATCTTGAAACCGGGACGACCGCAAAAGAAGTAGTCTTCAATGTCACGCCGGGGGTGGCCGTGGCAATCAATCCCAATACGCTATTGATGGCGCGATATATCAAACTGCGATCCGGTACGCGCGACGAACCAATCGCCCAGAAAGAGACCTGCGCGTTTACCGTGCTCACCGTTGACTCCGCTTCCGCGTCGCCCACAGAGGCCGGCCAATGAAACTGATCGCGACGAAATCGCTAAAATATGCCACGCGCCGGATGCAGGCCGGCGATGAATTCGATGCGAAAGACATGCATGCGCGCGTGCTAGTTGGTGCGCGTCTGGCGCGCTATGCGCCGGAAGCGGCACCAGAGCGGCCGCAGCCGGTGGTGGTCATGCCTACGGAAGTCGTTGAGGCGCCGGAGGACGAGGGCGCGAAGATCATCATTCGGCTACGTGCGGAAGCCGAGCGGCTCGGCATCGCGGTCGACGGCCGCTGGGGTATTGCTCGGCTGCAGCAAGAGATAGCGCAGGCAAAACTCTAATGCGGATCTTTGGGCTGCCGATCCCGTTCACCGGAGAAAAGCAGAAGGCGCTGTCGTCGGTACCGCAAGGCCGCGGCGGATGGTTTCCGCTGATCCGCGAGCCGTTCGCCGGCGCCTGGCAGCGCAACATCTCGGTCAACTACGACACAGCCTCGTCGTATCATGCGGACTTCGCCTGCAAGACGCTGATCGCGCGTGACATCGCCAAGCTGCGCGTCAAGCTCGTCGAGATGGATGCCAACGGCATCTGGTCCGAGACGACAAACCCTGCATTCAGTCCGGTATTGAGGCGGCCCAATAATTACCAGACCAGAAATCAATTTTGGGAAAACTGGATGCTGTCGAAGCTGTCGCGCGGCAACACCTACGTGCTGAAGGTGCGCGACAACCGCAACGTGGTGATCGCACTGCATGTGCTCGATCCGACGCGGGTGCAGGTACTGGTGGCCGACGACGGCAGCGTGTTCTATCGCTTGAGCAGCGACAACATGGCCGCGATCGATGACGACATCGTGGTGCCGGCGCGCGAGATCATTCATGACCGGATGAATTGCCTGTTTCATCCGCTGTGCGGCACGCCTCCGGTGTTTGCCAGCGGGTTGGCATCGATGCTGGGCCTCAATGCGCAGAACGCATCGGCACTGCTGTTCGAGAATTCGTCGATGCCGGGCGGCATTCTGACCGCGCCCGCCGAGGTGAGCGACCAGGTCGCGCAGTCGATCAAGGTGAAGTGGGAGGCTAACTTCTCGAAGATCAATCTCGGTCGTGTCGCCATCCTCGACAACGGCATGAAGTACGAGAAGATCGCGATGACCAACGTCGAGGGCCAGATGGTCGAGAGCCTGAAATGGTCGGCCGAGGTGGTGTGCAGCGTGTATCACGTTCCTCCGTACAAGGTCGGCGTCGGCGCGTTGCCCTCGTACAACAACGTTCAGGCCCTCCAGGTTGAGTACTTCGGGCAAGCCCTCCAGGCTCCAATAGAGGAAATCGAGGAACTGCTCGACGATGGGTTGGGCCTCGGCGGTTATGGCACCGGCCTCGGAACCGAGTTCGATACCGAAAACCTGCTGCGGATGGACAGCGTGACGGCGATCACCGCCATTCGCGACGCGATCGGCGCGGGCGTGATGTCGCCGAACGAAGGCCGCAGCAAGCTGGATCTGAAGCCGGTGACGGGCGGCGAGTCGCCGTACCTGCAGCAGCAGAATTTTAGCCTCGCGGCTCTCGCCAAGCGCGACGCACAGGCCGATCCGTTCGCGCCGAACACGCCGGCATTGCCGCCGCCAGAAGAGGCGGATGATGAGCCCGAGCCCGAGCCAGAGCCGGAAGAGGAAAAGCTCGCGCGCATCACGCAGCGTTTTGATCTGGCACTGAAGGCGCACCGCGAGGCCGCATGATGAACGACAACGAGATCACCGCCCTGGCCAAGGGCATGGTTCCGTTCGTGCGCGAGTGCGTGGCCGAGCAGTTTGCCAGGACCACCGTGCCGCCGGAGCTTGCCGAGCAGGTCAAGACGGCCATTCATCTGCTGCACGAGTCGCCGCCGATCGTGCAGCGCAACGTACCGCGGTCGGCTTCGCCGTTGCCGCCACCGCGGCCGAGCCGGATCGAGCGCAACGAGAACGGCGGCTATACGCTGGTCTATGACGAGCCGCAGCCGTGATCGTTGAACTGTCCGAGGCTGCGAGCAACGCGATGCTCGATGTTCTTGGCGCCATGATGGACGGCGGCAGCATCGAACTGCTGGCCGTTAGCGGCAACGTGCTTGCGGTGCTGAAGCTCGCCAATCCTGCGGCGCAGGCTGCCGCCGGTGGCGCGATCGATCTCAATCCGATCAGCGAAGAGGATGGCGCGCTCGCCCGCGGGCAGGCGACAACAGCGCGCATCCTGTCATCGGATGGCGATGAAATCATCCAATGTGACATTGGTGACGAGAACAGCGACGCGGTGATCAAGCTCAACACGACGAGTATCTATCGCGGCGGCCCGGTGCGCATCCGCAAGTTCACGCTGGCGATGCCGTGATGCGGTTCACCGCGCTGCAGGATTTCTACTCGGACGTAACCCAGAGCCAGTATGTGGCCGGGCTGAGCTACGAGACGCGGCCGACCGACCGTAAGCTCGTCGAGCTGATTCCGCAATGGATCGTGGATGGGCTTGTGGAGTTGGGCGGCCCGGCGGCCAAGATCATGGGGAGGGAATAGCTTTGTCAGTCACACACCCGGCGACCATCCGCAGCGGCATCGCGGATTACGTGGTCGACCAGATCGATCTCAACACGCCGCCCGGCAAGCTTGTCTTCCAGACGAGCGGCGGCACGACGGTGTCAACGCTGACGTTCTCCAATCCGGCGTTCGGCGCGGCGGCGAGCGGTGTTGCCACGGCGGCGGCCATCACGGCCGATAGCAGTGCGGTCGGCGGCACGGTTGCGAAGGCCGAGTTTCGCCAGGGCGGCGGAACGGCCATCGTCCTGTGCAGCGTAACGGCGACCGGCGGCGGCGGCGACATCACGCTGTCGAGCATCATCATCTCCGCCGGCCAGACAGTTTCGATGACGAGCCTGACATACACCGCATCGCTGTAAGATGGCCTGGCAGTTTCTCGGCGTTTCCAACGTCGTCCAGGTAACCGCTACCTCACATGCTCTCGTCACGACCGGCATTGCCGGGACACTGCAGGCGGGCGATCTACTCATTGCCTGCATCTCGTCGCGCATCGCGTCCACCACGTCGATCACGCTTCCGATCACCGCCGAATGGACGCTGGTATCGGAGCAGAAGAACAACAATGTTCTAACGACAGGGTCGGCTGCAGCTTCTGGTTTGATGGCATACTGCGTCCGGGGCGCGTCCGATCCGGACCTGACGTTCACGCATCCGGTCGCACCATCTGTGGCGCTCGGGCGAATTGTTGCCTATCGCGACGTTGATTCTTCGGCGCCAAAGGATACGCAGACCTCTTTCACCACTGCGACCGGTATCACGGCGGTCAGCGGGACTGGCCTCACGACGACGCAGGCCAACGATCTGATCGTCGCCATGGCGGCAGGCGGTCAGGAAGCGGCATGGTCGAGCTTCAATGCGACCAGTCCTGTCGGCGCGAGCGGCGCAACCAGTACTGCGGCGCCTACGACGACCTGGCTGGAGCGTGCCGACAGTCTTACGACGACAGGTGCCGATACCTCGCTGGCGGTTTTCGATGCCATCAAGGCTGCGGCTGGCGCGACCGGTAATCTCACCGCCACCGCCTCCGTTGCCGCCGCGCACGTCGTCATCGCTGGCGCGTTCAAGATTGCGCCGCCTTCTATCAGCGATGCGTGGAACGCTAACGACAAGTCGGCGAGCATCACGCTGTCCAACAGCGACAAGACAGCGACAACAACGGCCACATCGACCGGCGTTAGATCAACCACCGTTCATCCCAATGGTACAGCAGGAAAATACTACGCGGAATTTTTGCTCAGTACCCGCACCTCCAACCCTAAAATTGGGATTAAATCCAAGCAATCGGGCGTAAGTAGTCTGGCTGAATCATTTACGTGTGTTGCATTCAGCGGAGATATTATAGACGAAACGACGACCGTCGGAACGACGGGAAGTGGTTCCGTATCGGCCGACGTGATTTGTCTCGCGTGGGATAGCGGCGCGAAAAAGATCTGGTTCAGAGAGAATAACGGTCTTTGGAACAATAACGCTGCTGCTAATCCTGCAACGGGAACGAATGGCCTAAGTTTTTCAGGCTCCCATTCGAATGTAGACTACTGTCTGGCATTTGTCGCAGGTAATTCCGGCGGCGATGTCATCGCCCTCCGTACCGAGGTTGCTGACTTCACTTATACTGGCCCAAGCGGATTCACCTCGTGGATGGGTGAGGCGCTTGCGGCGCCGGGCGTTACCGGGGCCGGCACGCCAGCCGCGCAGGCGGGCGCTGCGGCTGGTGCGGGCATTTCGTCATCGGTGGGCGCAGGTACACCGTCAGGCCAGGCGGCGACGGTAAGCTCTACGGGTGGCGTTTCGGGTTCGGCCGGAACTGGCACGCCAGCCGCGCAGGCTGCGGCGGTCAGCGGATTGGGCAGTGTCGGCGCGGCTGCGGCCACCGGCACGGGCGCCCTGGCGGCAGGCGCTTCCACTGTCAGCGGGTCTGGTGTTTCGGCGTCGGTTGCGACCGGTGCGCTGGCTGCACAAGCTGCCACGGTGGCGGGCGCCGGCGTCTCGGCATCGGACGGCTCGGGCGCACTGGCGGCGCAGTCCTCCGTTGCATCCGGTGCTGGCGTCACGGCTTCGAGCGGCACTGGTGCGTTACAAGCGGAAGCGGGGACGGTCACCGGATCTGGCGCGTCCGACTCGACAGGTACCGGCGCGCTCGTTGCGCAGGCATCGACGGTCGCAGGCGTCGGCGCTTCAGCATCGGTCGGCATTGGCGCGCTGGAAGCGGCGGTAGCGGCGGTAGCGGGTACTGGCGCATCGGTCTCGACCGGCACCGGTAGTCTCGTTGCTGGATCGGCAGAGGTCGACGGCGCGGGCCTGGTCGCATCTGTCGGCACCGGTACGCTGGTTGCTGGCCCAGCGACGGTCACAGGCGAAGGCGTCGTCATCGAGGAAGGCGTCACCGTTGGTACCGGTGTGCTGGTGGCTGGCGCCGCAACGATCTCTGGCGCAGGCGAGGTTACCGGCGAGGTCGCGCCGCCGATCTTTGTTGGTGGCGGTGGCATCTATCGGCCGCAGCGGCCATTCCCGGTTGAGGGAGTTGGCTACGCCATCCTGCCGCAGATTGAGGGCGAGGCTCACGGCTTCGTCGTCGCCGTTGGCGCTGGTGTTGCGGCCATTCCCCGTATCACCGGCGCTGCGGGCGGAACGGCCGGTGTCGACGGGCGCAGCGCGGCGCGGCTCACGGTCAAGGCTGCGGCGGTCGGCGAACGCGGCCAGGCTGGCGCGGCACATGCGGTGCTCAAAGGACTGTCGGTTACCAGTGCGGGCGTTTCCGGTGCGCGCGGTGTGGGCTCGGGCGCCATCGTCCTCAAGGGTGCGGCCACCGGGCGGCACGACGACGACGAGGCCGCGATCATGGCCTTGCTACTAGCTGCATGAGGGTTGCTGAATGTCCGAACCTCCGACGATACCCTCGCCGCAATATACGCTGACCGAGGCGCTGAGCGTCTGTCTTGCGATGTGCCACCGCGCGCTGACCGAGGTGCGGGCGCTGGCGCGCGTGCCGGGACCGGCGGGCGAGACTGGGCCGGAAGGCAAGCGCGGCCTGCAGGGCGAGCGTGGTGAGAAGGGCGAACGCGGCGAGCCGGGCAAGCAGGGTGCCGTGGGAGCGGCCGGTGCGGGTGGCAAGGACGGCGATCGAGGCCAGAAAGGCGAGCCTGGGCGCAACGCCGCCGACCTGACGCTACTGCAGGAATACATCGACCAGCGGGTTGAGCGTACGATTGATGCCGCATCGGTTACGACGCCGGATGGCGGGCGCACCTTGCTTTTGTCGCTTGGCGGCAAGGTGCATCAGGTGAAGACGGCGGTCGTACTGGATGCCGGCATTTGGAAAGAGGGCGCATATAGCGTTGGTGATGGCGTCACATCGGGCGGGTCGTTCTGGATTGCGCAGACCGAAACAACGGCGAAGCCGGGCAAGAGCGACGACTGGCGCCTGGCCGTCAAGCGCGGGACTGATGGTCGTGATTATCGGCCGGAAGACAAGCGCGCGCCCGAGGTCGTCAGGTTCAAGTGAAGCCATTCTGGTCGGTGCCGCGTGAGTGGCCGGGCGAGACGGCGTGGATAGTTGCTGGCGGGCCATCGGTGCTCGGCCAGGATCTCGACGCGCTGCGCGGGCGCCGGGTGATTGTCATCAACTCGAGCGTCCATGCGGTGCCGTTTGCCGACATCCTGTACTTCGGCGATTGGCGCTGGTGGTATGAGCCGCAAAACCGGGCGGCGGTCGACAGTTTCGCGGGCCGCGTCGTGACCACATCGCGTATGATACCGGACAAGCGCGTGCTGCTTTGCCACAAGACGAAACCGCCGGGACTGGCGCGCGAAGCCCATAGTCTGATGCAGCGATGGACATCCTTGACCGCGGCGACCAACCTGGCGGCGCATCTCGTCGGGTCAGGCGGAACGATCGTGTGGCTCGGTGCCGATGGACAGAAAGCCGCGGACGGCCGCACTCATCATCACACACCGCACCGATGGGCTCACACGCCCGGTTGCTACGACAAGCACCTCGGGGATCTTGTGACGATCGTTCCGTCGCTAAAGGCGCTCGGGATCGCGGCGTACAATGCCTCGCCCGGCACGGCGTGGACCGATCTGCTGCCGGCAATCACCCTGCAGGAGGCGCTGGGCGAGCGGCGCGCGGCTTGAAGCCGGTCCTGATCCGCGGTCTTTGGGGGCTCGGGGATAACTGCTATCAGCGGCCGTTCGTGCGCGCCGCAGCCGCGCGATACCAGGTGTGGCTCGATACGCCATGGCCGGAACTCTACGAGGATCTCGACATCCGGCTTGTGCGTGCGCCGCGTCGACTGCGCACGCAGATGAAAAACTTGGAACGCCAGCCAAAGACGCGTTGGTCGAAGCCGCCGCCGATGCGCGAGGTGAAGGTTTCATACGGCGCGGAGTTGGCGGACTATTCGGTCATTCAGTCATTGGAGCGTCGGTGGTCGGCTCTGAAAGTTCTGTTCGATCCGGCACTGTTCGATCTGCCTGACATGGGACCGTCGCCGATCGTATCGGACAAGCCGATCGCAGTCATCCGGCCGGTCACACGGAGAACCGAGTGGGACAACACGGCGCGGGCACCGCTGCCGGAATACATCGTCGCGCTGGCGGCAGAGCTGATGGCAACCCATACCGTGGTCGCGGTTGCGGACATCGAGGCCGGCCACGAGTGGCTCGTCGGAACTCTGCCGCCAGCGCACCACCATTTCGTGTTCGGCGAACTCAAGGTCCGCGAGCTGCTCGCGCTGGTGCGGGATGCGGACATCGTGGTTGGCGGCGTCGGATGGATCGTGCCGGCGGGCCTCGCGCTCAAAGTGCGGACGTTCGTGGTGCTTGGCGGCCACGGCGGCCACAACGCGCCCGAGAAGATCACCGACCCGCGGCTCGATCTGAGCCGCATCGGCTTTGCCATGCCGGAGAAGTTTTGCCGATGCACGAGGATGCTGCATGATGACTGCGACAAGACCATTGCCGACCCGCTCGGAGAGCTATCCCGCTTTCGGGCCGCGGGACAAAAGGTCTCCGCTGCCGAGCGTGTCGCAGTCGTCGCTGGACGTGCAGCCGATCGACTGGACCGGGCTGCCGACGCGGTTCATGCCGGAGGGTGATCTCGAAACCCTGATCGCGCTCGTGAGCAGCGTGTGGCCGCGCCATGTGATCGAGTTCGGTGTTAATGTCGGCCGCACCGCCAAGGCGATCATGGACAACGTGCCGGGGATCGAACGCTACACCGGGATCGATGTCCCGCTCGACTATGTGCCGCTGCTGGCGCTGCAACGCGACAATGCCGTGCCGAACCCTGGCGAAATGGTTTTGTCCGATCCGCGCTTTCACCTGATCGTCAAGCCGCGCGGCTCGCTCGATCTGACCGTCGCGGATCTCGCACCATGCGAGGCTGTCTTTATTGATGGTGATCATGGCCGCGAAGCTGTCCTGCACGACATGATGCTGGCGCGGGCGCTGGTGCGTCCAGGCGGGATCATTGTCTGCCACGATTACCACGACCTCGGCACAGTGGACGTGAAGGCCGTGCTCGATGAAATGCATGCAGCGGGCGCCGCCATCCAGCGCGTCGAGGATACCTGGCTTGCGTTCGAACGGATCGTCTGATGCATGACGCTGTACAACTGCACCGGCCCGACCAGGCAGTGTTCCCGCTGGTTGCGCAGTTTGCCGCGCGTCGCCTGACCTGGTGGCCGGAACTCGGCATCGGACACTATCCGGTCGAGGCCGGCGTCGAGCCTTACGATCAGGAATATTTCGACCGGTTCGAACGCGATGCGCAGACGCCGCTCGGGCGGGCGCTGATGATGGCGCGTCATGACTTCGTCGAGCGGCACTATCGGGGCGCGCTGGTCGACATCGGCATTGGCTCGGGCGCATTCATCGACCGGCGCCGCGCGGACGCACAACCGACCTGGGGCTACGATGTCAACCAGGCCGCCATCGAATGGCTCACCGAGCGCAAGCTGCTGGTCGATCCATACCGGTGTCCGTTCGATGCGATGACGCTGTGGGATGTGCTCGAGCATATCCCGGACTATCAGCCGCTGCTCGCCAATGTGCGCAGGTGGTTGTTCGTGTCGCTGCCGATATTCCGTGATGCCGAGCACGTGCTGCGGTCGAAGCATTTCCGGCCGCTGGAGCACATCTGGTATTTTTCGCGCGACGGACTGGTGTACGCGATGAAGCAGTGCGGTTTCGAACTGGTGTCCGAAAGCACGGTCGAGACGGATCTCGGCCGCGAGGACATCGGGACGTTTGCGTTCAAGCGAGAACTTTGATGACGATCACAGCCAAGAACATCGGCCGGATAAATGTTTGGCCGACCTATGCCATTGCGCGGGCGGCCGATACCGCGGAATGCAAGTTCGTTGGTCAGTTGACAGTGTGGGAGACAAACGATGAAGCGCGCGCCAACATGTCTCACGAGGAAGAGTGCGGCGGCGGCGGGGAACGGCCGGACTGGGTGCCCGCCGATGCCGTGATCCACATCGACCTCGTGGGCGGCGACCCGCAGGGGCGCGCGTGGACCTTGGCCGACGGCGAGGTCGCGGTCGACACGCTGCTGGGGAGTGATCCGAACACCGAGAACGGATGGAGCACAACGGAATATAATTCTTCCGACCTTACGGCAGACGGGCTCGTCCCTTCCGATGACCCCCCGGCCATGATCGGCTCGGCGCGAGCCTTGATGGTTTCCAACGTAACTTCTGTTTTTGTGTGGAAGCAGGTAGATACAGCAGGGGTTTCGGTTTTTGTTGGATCGACAGACGGAAACGATGGCCTGACAGTGGCTGGTGATGGCGTTACCGAAGTGGAGGGGGACGTCAACGCGAGCACCTATGGCACGGGAACTTTATTGGACGCCACCATTGAGGATATTGTGAATGTTGCTCCGGGGATCAACGGGCTGGCCATGACCCTTACCAGTGCTCGCCTTGATTTGGCGTGCAACGGGAGTGCGCCGACATCTGTTGTCTTGACTGAGACGGACAGGCCCCCCAGCAATCCATTTACCGCGGCTGTTGCCTTTCAAACCAACCCCAGCGGATGCGCTCTCCAATCCATCACCCTCTACGACGCGCTGCCGACGACCGCCGGCCTGTCCGAGTTGAGCGAGATCGAATGATGCTGATCGTCACCGAGCCCGCCGCAGATCTTCAGTTATTGACGGAAGAGGAACTGCGCGTTGCGGCCGGGCTCGAGCCGGACGACGACAGCCAGGACGAGGCGCTGGCGATCCAGGGGCTGCGCGCGGCGGCGGCTCTGGCCGCAGCCTGCGGTGTGGCTACCGCCGGCTATGACGCATCGCTGTATTCCACTGCAACGCCACTGCGCGGCGCCGCGCCTCGCACACTGCACGCCGAGACGCTCGTGGAAACGATGCGCGTCAGGCCGCGCTATCAATATGGGTCGCTATATCTCGCGCGATGGCCGGTGCTTGAGATCATCTCGGTCACCGAGGACACGACGGAGCTGACGACCGATGACTGGGATCTCGACATTCCCATGGGGTCGCTCACACGCATATCGGGCAACGAGACACTCTACTGGCCGTGCGGCCGGGTGATCGTCGAATATGCCGCCGGCTACGACACCATTCCGGACGATCTAAAAATGTACGCATCGCAACTCGTCGGCATCTATCATTTGAGCGCCAGCAGCTCGGTTGATCCAAACACGAAGCACGTCGAGATCCCCGGTGTGATTACGCTTGATCGTTGGGTTGACCAGACCAAGACCGACACCATCGTGCCGGAAGACATCAAGTCAGCGCTGGTGCGTGACGGCTATCGCAGGCCGGTGCTGGCATGACGCTGGCGACCGAGGCGAGGCAACTCTACCGGGACAACCTGCACGAGCCCGTCACGATCCGCCGCATCACCGGCACCGGCACGGGCCGGCTCGATGCGACCTATGCCACGGTCGGGCGCATGTGGAAAGGCGAGCGCAAGGAACTGACCGGCGGCATCGCGCAGCAGGATGTCAACGCGATCATCTATTCGCAGGCGCTGTTCGACAACGGACTGCCGTCGGATGTCGAGATAGGCGACTACCTGATCAACCAGGATGGCATCGAGTACACCGTCTACGAGGTGAAGGCCCGCCGCGTTGAAGCGGTGCTGGTCGGCTATGAACTTACGGTGCGCGCCTGATGGCGCTGAAAACGCGCGTGCAGCCGATCAGTCGTGACCTCGAGCTATTTCTGTCGGAGGATCTCGGGCCGAAGGCGCGCTCGGCCATGCTGGCGTCATTCGCGGCCGAAACGATCGAGGAAGCCAAGACACAAAACAAGCGGGTTCTCGGCGTCGTTCCGCCATACGAGGTCTATGTCGACGGGCGCGAGGGCGCGGCACTCACCAGCGTCAAGCCGGACGGCGTCATCCGCGCCGAGTTCGAGTTGGTCAACGAGGCACTGGCCTGGATCTACCAGCAACTGGAAACACACTCGCCACGCCTGACCGGACACTACGCCAGTTCGCATGTCCTGTTTGCTGATGGGACAGAGACGAGCGTGAACGCACCGGCGCCTGCACAGGAATATGTTTTCGTCAACACGACGCCATATGCGCGCAAGCTCGAGGGCGACAAGAAAACGGGGCGGCCGCCATCATCGCCGCAGGCGCCTGATGGTGTCTACCAGGCCGTGGCAACGCTCGCGCGGAAGTTCAGCAATGTCGCCAAGGTTTCGTTCGCGTACCAGACCGTCGCCGGCGGTGAACGCAATCCGGCAATCATCGTGAGGCTGCGCTAATGCCATCCGCTGCGGTCGAGGCTGCGTTCCAGGCGCGGTACTACGAAGAGACGTTAAACGATCCGCCGATCATTCCGGCGATCACTGTGGGTCAGCCTGCCAACACGCACGATGCATTCGTTGTCCTGCAGTATCCGGTGGTTAATGGCAGCAAGCCGGTGTTGGAGCGGCACTACTTCGAGGAGGGTGCAGCAAGGTTTGTGCTCAATGTTCGCCGCACCGCCGAGATGGAAACCGCGCTGGCACTGGCGGACGATATCGCCAGCATGTTCCGTGACCGCAAGTTCCACGGCATCGAGACGTTCACCCCATCGCCGCCGATCGTCAACGATACCACCAACGACGGCAACTGGTTCTCGCTCTCGGTGATAGTCCCGTATCGCTACCAGTTCTACGACTGACTGAAACTTAACCCCTAACCCAGTTCGAACGCCCGCCAGCGCCCCTGGCGGGTTTTTCTTTTCCCGCTGCAGGGGCGGCAGCTTCCGGCGCGTCGCGAGGCGCCCATTCTCAAAGGAGATGCGCCATGGCTGGCGACATCGAAACCACCTCTGGTACGAAATTCTACATCAGCAACACGGCCGCCGCGTCGACGGTGGACACACTTGCTGAATATGAGGCACTGACCTGGATAGAGATCTCCGAGGTCGAGGATCTCGGCAACGTGGGCGACGTCTCGACCGAGGTCACCGGAGCGGCGATCGGTGACAGCCGCATTCGCAAGGCCAAGGGCGCGCGCAACGCCGGCACGATGAACGTGATCTGCTTCGACACGGTGCCGCTCGACGTCGGGCAAGTAGCCGTGATCGCGGCCGAGGCGAGCTATAGCAACTATGCTTTCAAGATCGAGTTTCCGCCGCCGGTCGTGGGGTCGGCTGCAATCATTTATTTTCGCGGACTCGTGATGTCGAACGAGTTGCGGCTCGGCACCAATGACAACATCAGGCGGAGAGCCTTCAACATCGGGGTCAACAGTGCGCTGACGGAAGAGCCTGCCACGACAGTCTGATCTGTCGGGGCGAAGCACACGAGGCGGGCGGCAGCGATGCCGCCCTTTTTCTTTTCGACAACAGAGAGGTGTCATGAAATTAAGCGACCGCAAGATCGATCTGAAGAAGCGCGAGGACGGCGCCTGGGTGAAGGACATCCCCGAGTTCATGGATCTGGAACTGAAGGTGCGCGGCAGCGGCAACAAGGACTGGGCGCGCATGGAGCAGAAGCTCATCGCCGCGGTGCCGCGCCAGCGCCGGGTCAATGGACTCGAGCCGGAAGACCGGCTGCGCATCAATAGCGTTCTCATTCGCGATTGTTCGCTGCTCGACTGGCGCGGCATCGAGAATGGCACGGGCGAGCCGCTGCCGTATTCGAAGGAAGCGGCGCACAAGTATTTGACCGATCCGGAATATGAGGCATTCGTCTGGGCCTGTGTATGGGCGGCGAACGTCGTCGCCGAGCAGGGCCAGGAAGAGATCGAGCAAGACGCAAAAAATTGATCGCCGCCCTGCGGTGGCAACACCAGTGGGGCGGTCAGGTCAAGCACTGGCAGTTCATGGCGGAGCGCGGACGGGATGCGCCAGCCGCATTCCACGATCAGCCCGAACTCGAACCGCATCTGGTCTGGCTGTGGAATGCATTCTGGGAACTCGGAACGGAGCGGCAACTCGGCATGACGGTCGGGCCGATCCCCGGATCGAAGTTGCGGGAATACCTGCGCGATGAAATGGAACTGACCGACGCCGAATATGATCGCGCGCGTGCGATCATCCGCAAAGCTGACGACGCCTATCTCGGGATGCTGAATGCTCGCAAAGCCGACGGGCCGCCGTTGGCTGACGCGGCCAAGGCGACGGATGCCGAAGGCGTCAGGCGCGTCATGCGTGGGCTCGGCAAGCGGAGGACGAAATGAACGGCAACGTTATCCGCACCATCACCATCCGCGGCACGTCCGAGGGGCTGGACAAGCTCGAGGCCGATATCAAGAAGGTTGCGGCGGCCGAGCAGAACGTCGCGATCGTCTCGGAACAGGCGGCCAAGAGTTCGCTCACGCTCGAGCAATCCATGGCAAAGCTGGAGCGCCGCTTCGTCGAGGGTGTTCGGGCGGCGCAGGACTATGAGAAAATTCAGAAGGAGATCAATCGCGCGGTAGCGCAGAACCCGCAACTTCAGGAACGGGCAAACACGGTTCTGGCCGCCGTGAAAGAGCGATACGATCAGGTCAACACATCCACAAAACAGATGATCACCGGCATGTCTGCGGCTGGCGATGCTGGTGCCGTAGCGAGTACCCGCATGGTCGCCGGCATGTCTGCGCTGGGTGCGGCATCGGGTGCCGCCGTCACCGGGGTAGGCCTCGCGCGGCACGAGCTGATCAACCTCGGCCGGCAGGCGCAGGACGTGGGCGTGTCGCTGGTGTCTGGTCAATCGCCGCTGATGGTTCTGGCACAGCAGGGCACGCAGATCGCCGATGTGTTCATTTCATCGGGCAAGAGCGTGGGCAGTTTCTTCTCCCAGGCCATTGGTTGGGCCAAGAACTTCTTCACCTCGACCACAGGCATCGTGACGGGCATTGCCGCGATCGGCGTTGCGGCGGTTTATGCGGCGTCGCAGTTTGTCAGGGCGTCGACCACGGTCGAGCAGGCTCTAGAGGAACAAAACCGCCTGCTCAAAGAAGGCAAGGTGCTGATCGACGCGAGGACATCCGCCGAGGCCAGGTCGCAATTGCAGTCGAAGGAACAGACGCAATTTGAAATGATGAGGAACCAGCTCGATCTACAGGTCAAATTGAATAAGGCATCGGAGGATGCTCTAAACCTCGCCCAGCGTCGCGCGGGCACGCCGACAGAAACACCCGGCGAGATGGGCGTTGCGCCCACGGCGTTCGCAGCGTTGAAAGATCCCGGCATGGACAAGATGGTCGCGGCCTTCGATGCGCTGAAGGCGTCGCAGGCTGCCGGCCTGCCGGGCCTGAAGGAATATAATGCCGAGCTTGCAAAGATCGGCATGGCGCACCCAGAACTGGCCCAGGTCGTCGAGGATATGATCAAGCTGAACCAGTCAGGCATGCAGTTGGAGCGTGCTGCACTTCAGGCCAGAGCGATGGATGATGCGCTCAAAGGCATTGCCACCAATGCTCAAATGGCCGCTGTAGGATTTGGCTCTATTGCGCAATACAATCTGAGCAAACTGCAACTCGATCAGGCGAAGGAAGCCACCGAACGAATGGCTGTTGCCACTTTGAGGATGGCGCAGACCTATCCCGGAATGAGCATCGAGGCTGCCAAGATGCTCAATAGTTTGAGCGGACAATTGCAGATGGCGCAGGCTGTCGGCGATATGGCCAAGATCGAAGTTCAGCATCGGTTGAGGATTGTCGAACTGACAGACAAATTAGGGTCGGCTGAAGCGTCGCGCATTGCCGGTGCCGAGCGCGCAGTGGCGCTCGCCCAGATCGAAGCCCAGCATAGACAGACTATGGTGCAACTGCAGGGGCAATTGGACGTTGCCAGCCAGGTCACCGGCATTGGTCAGATCAACGCGCAGTATGAGGCGACGGTTGCAAGCCTGACACAGCAGATCGGCCTGACCAAAGCAATCGAGCAGGCCGAGATGCAGCGCGCTATTGCCATTGCGCAAGTCAATACCGAAGCCGACCGCATGCTGAGGACCCTGCAGCAAGAGGGCGAGCTGATCCGCGCCAGTTCGGATGCGGAAAGAGACCGCATCAAGGCGCGCCAGACCTATCAGGACCTGGTTGGCAAGGGCGTCGACAGCACCAAGGCACAGTTGGTTGCCAGTAAGCAATTGGCAAACGCCGACGAGGCGAGGCACAAGGCCGAGCGAGAGGCGGGGGAAGCTGCGATCCGCAACATCAAGTCAAGGCAGGACGCATGGAATGCATACGCGCAGGGCGTCATCAGCTGGGCTGTTGCCAACGATGAAGCCGGCAAGGCGAATACGAGGAACCAACGGGAGGCCGCCGCCGAAATGGAAAGACAGGCGGCTGCGGCCGCCGCTGTGCAGCGCGGAATAGATCAAATGGCTTTGTCGGCAAGACAATTCACGGGGATCCTGCTTGTCTGGCGTGCCCAGTGGGACTCAATCGGCAAGACAGTGAATGATGTTTTTGACAATTTGCAAGAAGGCAAGAACGTCTGGACCAATTCCTCTGGCCAGATGAGCCAGTTCAATCCGGAGGGCTATTCACTGGAGGTTCCTCAGCTTCAACTTTACGCATCGCGGAAAAATCCGGAGGTGTTCGATCAACTCTATGGTTCTGGAAACTGGAAGTTTGAAAACGGCCAGCTTAAACTGGACATGAAAAAGGTTACAGAACGACAGGTGCAACTGCGAGAGCAGGCCGCCGCCGAACGGGCCGCCACCGGTGCAACCAATGCACAAACCGCAGCAGAATTGACCGTCACCCAGGGCTTGGCCACGCAGGGCGCCGCCGCGACCATCCAGGGTATTCTAGCAGGTTCGCTCGGCCCGGTGATGGGCGAGATTGCGCAGAAATATCTCACGTCGTTGAACCAGCTGTTGCCCGAGGAACAACGCGCCAGCATTCTTCAGCAAGAACTGGATGTCATCAGGCAGCAGCCGGTCTCGCTCGAACGCGAGCAACTGATCCAGCAGCTCGTCGACAGCTTGAACAGCCTGCAGGGCAGTGTTGACGCGAACACGCGAGCCATCACGGACGTGTTCTCTCCGTTCTACTCGTCCGATCCACGCACATCGAAGCTCGGTTTCCGGACGTTCGCGGGCGGGGGCATCATGACGCAATATGGAGAGTTGCCACTGCGTCATTATCAATCCGGTGGCATGGCAACCTCGCCACAGGTTGCGGTGTTCGGCGAGGGCAGTACGCCCGAGGCCTACGTTCCGGTGCCGAGCGGGCGCATTCCGGTCGAGATCAAGACGCCCGCCAACAGCAACATGCGGCCGGTCAACGTCACCATCAACGTGATGGGCAATGCCGACTCGGCCACGGCTGCGGCGTTGAAGCAGACCGGGTATCAAGCCGCGCAGGTCATGCGCCGCAGTCTGGCAGCACGATGACTTTCCCGGCCTATCGCTTGCCGCCGGATGTCGAGGTCGGAATGACCGGCGGCCCGACCTACCAGAACGTCATTCAGGAGTCGATCTCGGGCACCGAACAACGGGTCCGCGTGTGGGCCAAGTGCCGCGGCGAGTGGGACATCACCTATACCATTCTCGATACCGCCGATGCAGACGGAACATTCCGGGCCGTCCTGGCGCTGTTCCGCGCCCACGTCGGAAACCTGTATCCGTTTCCGTTCAAGGACTGGGCCGACTATCAGTTGACCGACGAGCGCATCGGGACCGGGGACGGATCTGACAGCACGTTCCAGATCGTCAAGACTTACGATCCGAGCGAGATCATTCTCAACACGCCCGGTTCGTTGACCTACGTCCGCGAGATCTATCTGCCGGTCACCGGCCTGGTGGTGAAGGTCAACGGCGTAACGCAGACCATCACGACGCACTACACGATCAGTGCGACGGGACTGATTACATTCGTCTCGCCGCCAACCACCGGTCACTGGATTACCGTGACCGGTGAGTTTGATGTGCCGGTGCGGTTCAACACGAACCGGCTGGATCTCGTCATCAACGAGAACAACATCGCGCAGATCAACTCATTGCCGATCCGCGAAGTGATCGGGGCGGCCGAGATCGCCTAATGCGTTCGTTTGGTCTGCCGTTGACGGCCACGACGCTGTTTCCGGCGCGGCTGGCCAGGCTCACCCGCCGCGACGGGCCGGTCTTGCGCATTGCCGAAGCCGAGACATCCATCACGGTAGCGGCCGAGACGTTCGTGCCCTTGCCCGGCTGCGAGATCATGGGCGTCAAGCACATCCTCGGCGGCGAGATGCCATCTCTACAGATCAACTTCGCACATGCTGCTGGCGGCACGATCGACACGTTCGATCTGAATGTCGGTTTGTGGGACGGCGCCGAGGTCATCCTGTACGTAGTGGACCGTGACAATCTCACGACGCTCGGTGACCCACTGTTCACCGGCTCGATCCAGCCGGTCACGATCAATCCGATCGGCGCAACCGGATCGTTCGACATTCGCGGGCTCGGTGCCAGGGCCGAGTCGGTTATCCAGCGGTACTCGCCGATGTGCCGGACGGACCTGTTCAGCTCGACATGTCAGGTTGACCCGGATGCGTGGGACCATACCGGCACGGTCGGGACGATCATCGACAGGTTCAACATCACGGTCGCCGGGCTAGGGGCGCCGCCCGCCGATGGCTGGTTCAACCAGGGGACAGGAGAGACTGCGTCGGGTATCAAGTTCGAGATTGGCAACTGGATACAGTCGACGTTGCAACTGACCACATATCTTCCGCTTGGCGCGCTGTTCACGGCGGGCGAGGCGCTCACGTTATGGCCGGGCTGCGACAAGACGATGGGCGACAACGGCTGCGGCAAGTTTTCCAACTACATCAACTTTCAAGGCGAGCCGCATTTTCTCGGTGCTCAAGCCATGCTCGAGGGTTAGCGCATGGCCAGCGGGGTTGACGCATTTCCCTTCAAATCAATGTTGGGCATATGGGGCGACGAGCCAAATTGGTCAGACTGGGGAGCAATCCAAACTCGTACCGCCACCACCACCAGCAGCGCGCCCCCTCCCGCCACTCCGGTCACGCCGACCCTCGACCCGAAGATCCAGGCCGACATTCTCTACGACAAGCCGATCGCGCTGTCGGTTCTGGGGCTCGCCCGCATCGGCGGGTCGATCATATTCGGTCCCTACTTCGACAGCGGGAAGGTGACGTTCGGTGTGTCGTTTGGCCTGCCGGCCAATCCGGACGGCACGCGCATCATCTACGACATCGCGTTCGACAGCATGACGGCGTGGACATCGAGCGGCGGCGGCACATTGCCGGGCGATGGCACGTTCGCCGCCGAGTCGTTCACGTTCCGGTTCTACGGCGGGCGCCTCGACCAGGCCGTCGACCCGCTCGAGGAATTGAAATTTCCCGGCAAGGGCATTGCCTACCGCCCGCAGATGGTCCTGTTCATTCAGGATCTGCCCTATGCGCAGTTCGTGAAGCCGGTGCCCTATGTGTCGTGCCTGATCGGAGACACGACAGACGGCGCTGATCCGGACGACGGCGTAAACCTGGGAGACGCGCTCGAGCAAGTCGCCTGGTCGCCATGGGCGGGCTACACGTCGGCCGAGTTCGAGGCGGTCAACATCTCGGATGTCGTGCCGGCGCTGCTGATGAAGGACAACTTCAACATCGTGCAGTTGTCTCAATCGGTGACGCGCGCCTACCGCAACATCGATCTTCTCCAGTCGGACAAGCTGCGGGTCAAGGACCGTGGCTCGAACGTGACGGCCGATCTGGTTGTCACGCGGGACCGCATCATTGCGGGTGACACGCCGGTCACGATCGCTCGTTCCGAGCCGAGCGCGCAGCCGCGCGAGTTGGAGCTAGCAACGGTCGATCCGGATCAGGACTACACGATCGTCACATCGCTTGCGAAGCGGCCACGCGATCCGGTGGTCGTCAGTGCTGCGGTCGGCAAGCAGACGATGACGCTGCCGCTCGTTCTCGATGCGGCAACGCGCCAGGCGCTTGTGACGTTCGCCCAGTACTACGAGGAGAACGCCCGCAAGCGGGTTCAATTCAGGGTCTCGGCATTCGGGTTCGAGATCGAGCCCGGCGATCTGGTCGCACTGAGCGGCCTTGCGGACGGTGTCGACGACGATGTGTGGAAGGTCATTGAGACGACGCACGGCGCAAATTATGTCGTGGAGGTCACGGCCGAGGCAATGCTGCGCTGCCGGCTGTACGGCGACACCGATCCTCTGCTGCCCATGGTCGTCCTGCTGATGGGCTTCGAGGGAAACATGACGGACGAAAGTCCGCATCTTCATGGCAATGCGACGGTGATCGGGGCCGCCACCCTGACATCGACCAGCCCGATATTCGGCAGTCAATCCCTGGTGCTGGACGCAACGTCTGATGCTGACGGGATCTACTACACCGATCACGCCGACTGGCAATTGGCCACATCAAACTCGGACGAGTTCTGCATCGAGGTGTGGGTGACGTTCATCTCGACGGTATCGAATACGACACCGGTGGACAGCACGATCATCGGTGTGTGGGGTGGCGGTGTTCCGATCACGTCGTGGATGATCTATGTCAACACGACGGGTAGCGGCGAATTGACATTCCTCGCCGAGGACAGCACCGGCACCGCCTGGACTGCCGTTCCGGTATCGAGCGGGCTGACGTGGGTCAGTGGGACTCGATACTATGTTAGGGTCGACAAGGATGCGGCCGGCAAGGCGCGGCTCTATCGCGCTGCCTTTGGCGACGCCATAGCGCCCATGATCGGATCGGCAACGCCCGCCAACAGCTCGATCTCGGATGACACCGGCCTTAGTGCCGTGCTGTCGATCGGCTGCAACTCGATCAGCGGCGGCAGGACCTGGCCGGGCAAGATCGATGAAATCCGCATCACCAAGGGATCGTCACGCAGCGCCAGCGACAGCGGCGTGTCTGTCCCGGTTGAAGCCTTCCCGAGGGACTGATGCCGCTCACACTCGACTACTGCATCACCGGGATATTCACGCCCGGCAACATCGGCGCCGACGCCGGCACGGGTGCCACGCCATCGCTGCCGACGCTGATCGATCCTGACGACTACGATCCGGCGTCTGTCGAGTATGCGCTGGACTACAGCAAGTTCTACAATGCGTTTCATGCGGGGGCCGTCTGATGGCTGGTGCATTCACGACGAAACAGATCCGCGACGGGAGCGGCACTCTCATCACGATGAGAATGTGGGACGAGAGCGGCGCCGGTACCGGGCCGTACTCGTTCGTCCACAACATCCGCGACATCAGCGCGGCGGAATATGAAACCGTCGCGGCATCCGCAACCGACCAGGTGCTCGGCCCGACCGGAGCGACCGAGGACTATCTCGATACGGTGTGGATCATTCCGGCGACGACATCGCCCGGCGCGGTGAGCATCAAGGACGGCGCTGGCAGTGCCATCACGATCTTTACCGGCGGCGCGTCCAGCGTGTCCAACCTGGTGCCGTTCCCGGTGGCGCTCGGGATCAGGAGCGCGGCGGGAGCCTGGAAGGTGACCACTGGCGCCTCGGTGAGCGTGATCGCGAGCGGGAACTTCACATGATATTTCGGCCGGCGACACAGGTTGCCGCCGTCATGGGCGGTGGCGGAGGCGGTGGTGGCAGCGACGCGAGTTTCTCGAGCGTGCGCCTCCTGCTCGGCGGCGAGGGCACCGACGCATCAACGACGATCACCGACGAGAGCAGTTCGCCGCGCACAATGACCGCACTCAACGGCGCACAGATCGACACAGCGCAATTCAAGTTCGGCGCTGCCTCCATTTTGTTCGACGGCTCGGACGATTTTGCGCGCGTGGTAGGCTCGGCGGCGAACACCAACTTCAGCACGCTGTCCGCAGCCGGTTGGACCATCGAGATGTGGGTGCGGTTTTCCTCGACCGGCGGCGACCAGGGCTTCTGCGGGCAGTTCGACAGCGGCAGCGGCTATTTCTGCCGGTTCAACGGGGGGCTGAGCTGGTTTTGCAATTCGGGCGGCACCGCCGCCTCGGCATCGTGGTCGCCATCGACCGGCGTCTGGTATCATGTCGCGTACGCTTACGACGGCACGAAGATCCGCATCTATGTGGACGGGGTGTTCCTCGGCGGGCAGATCGGCACCAATCACGGTGCGCTTGGCAACACTGGGGCCGAGTTTGGCGTCGGTGCCCAGAACGGCGCAAGCGGCGGGCGCCACTTCGCCGGCTGGCAGGACGAGTTCAGGTTCACCAACGGCGCCTGCCGGTACACCACCGAGTCGAGCTTCACGGTCCCGGCAGCGGCATATCCCCGATCGTAATGGTCGACCAGCTCAAGTCATTCTTGCGCGAAAACCACATGCTGGTCATTGCCCTCGTGGTGCAGGCCATCGCCATCGTCGCGTATGCCGTCAAGCTTGAGACCCGCGTATCAATCATGGAAACTCGTGGTGCGGAATACAGCGTGGCGCGGATGGCAAAGATGGAAGAGCGCATCACGGTGCTGGAGCAGGATGCCAAGAAACACACGGTTCAGATTGAACGGATGGTCGATCTCTTAACGAAGCCGAAACAATGATCACATTCGATCGCAAAATCTATTTCGATGCGGTGAAGCAGAAACCGTTCTCCGGCAAGCTCAGCCAGCACCAAGTAGACGGGCAGAACCTGTTGCTCGCGGCATGGGAGAACCAGCCGGCATCGGACGATCTGCGCCATTTCGCCTATATGCTGGCGACCACGTTTCACGAGACGGCGGCGACGATGCAACCGATCGAGGAATTCGGCAAAGGGTCGGGGCACAAGTACGGCAAGGTCGATCCGGAAACCAAGCAGACCTACTACGGCCGCGGCTACGTGCAACTGACCTGGCGGGACAACTACGCGAGGGCGACCGCCAAACTGCACCTGACCGGTGCGGACGATCTCGAATGGTACGCCAGCCGCGCGCTCGACTCGTCGATAGCTTGGCAGGTCATGAGCCAGGGCATGATGGAAGGCTGGTTCACCGGCAAGTCACTGCCGCAGTATTTCGACGCCGACACCAACAACCCGACGGGTGCGCGCGCGATCATCAACCCGGACAAACTGGGCAAGCAGGTCGCCGGCTATCACGGGAACTTCTTGGCGGCGCTACAGGCTGCGGCGATCGAGGCCGACCCGCCCGCCGAGCCGCTGGTGGTTACGATCACGATCGACGCGCCGCCGGGCGTCACCGTGAAGGTCGAGCAGGCATGAGGGCCGACCGCCGCGTCGTGCTGGCGCTGATCGCGATCGCGGTGGTCTGCGCGGTGGTGGTGTTCTTTTTCAGCAAGCCGGCGGGCGGAACCATGCTAGCCTGACGGCGCCTACCGGCCCTCAAGCTTAAGCCGCCCGGTCACCGCCGGGCGGCTCTTTTTTTATTGCTCGGCTTTCCTCACATGGCGCCGAGCAGTAGTTCGGACGAACTGTTATCATTAATGCGGCAACGCCACTGATAGTTGGCTTGGCGTCCGTGGAGATCAACCGAGATCGATATGGTCCAGAGTTGGTATTGGAGTTGGTACACCTGACCAGACTCGAAATGTTCATATGAGGATTTCAGCACACGCAGCCCCTCTGCTTTCGGGAGTCGGCCGATGGCGCTGATGACGCAGCCGTCCAATAACGTTGTATTGGGATTTGCTGGGGGAGCTCTGTTCGCCGGGCTGATGCTAGGAGGCAGTAGTGGCTGAGCGGCGACGGCTGGAGCGGGTGGTGCGATCGGGACGTTCGGGTTCGTCTTTGCCTCAACCGGCCTGAGCAGGTCGTCCCAGGTTGGCTGCTTGCGGTTGGATTGTGCGGCTGCGCTGGTCGAGATCGCGGCGATGGTCAGGGCGAGCGCGATGCGGCTGATCATGAGCGCACCTCCTCGACCTTGACCAGCCGGTCATGGAAACGCGCGTGTTGCTGATGCATCGCGCGCACCTCGTCGGTCAGCAATTGGATGTCGGTTGCCGTGCGTGCCTGCCCGTGGTCGACGCGCAGGGTCATGGCGGTGAGCACGCGCAAGTCGTCGCGTATGCTCCCCTGTTCAGCGATGACGCGCTCGAGCTGGCGCGCAATGAAGTCGAGGGTGATCTCTTCAGGCATGGGGTTCCTCTCCGTTACGAGGGTACCGGACACGGCGTGGCCGGTTAACGGACCGGCTATTCGGGAGCTACCCTAACCGCGTCCGGCGATGGAACTTGCCATGGGCGGCCGGCGGGCTGCAAGTGCGCAGTTCCGCGTAGGGGGCGCGCAGGCTGTGTTATAAACGCAGCGTTGCGCGGGCCGATGGCGGAAGAATGCGCCTAAACTGACAGACGCGATAAGTCGCTTGCGAGCGGCGAGCCGGGCGGGATGGCGCTAACCCCGAAGGACCGGCGTACTGAGGGTTTGAGTCCCTCTCGGTCCCGCGCAACGGCCCCCATTCGCGTAGCCGTGGCCGCTGGTGCGTTTTGGCGGGCGGCCGGTGCGTCGGCACGTTGCACGTGAAACGGCGCTAGGCGGCCTTCGCCATCCGGTATCTTCCGAGGGATACGACCCTTCGGAGTTCTCCGAAGGGTAGCCAGGCGCCTGCGCTACCGCCAACGGAGCCCTCGCTGGCACGGGTATCATTGGACGATTTCCTTCTGTGAAAACTCGCCACACCAATCTGATGCTTCAGTCGTCGGCCACGAGCATGAAGCGTTGGAAGATTCCTCCCAATTGTTGAAATAATTCTCAGACAGGTCGTCGACGGCGGCGTGAACAAGCGTAGTCAAGTGGTTCAAAATTTCATAGTGGACATCCCCAACCAACGGTGAAGGGGATCTTCGATGACAACTCCCGCGCCTCTCATCAACAAGCCGATCGTCGTCGACGTACTGTTCGCCCGCGACCCAGAATTTGCACGCATCGCAGCGCATCATTCACGCCGCCATTCTGTACCGGCCGAGGGATACTACCGCCAACGGAGCCCTCGGTGGTTTGGCGATCATGCTACTGATTTCCATCGTCCCACGGGTATGTCCCATGTCCCACGGCCTCCAATGATATCAACGCCTTAGAGGTAGTTGAGGCGTTCTCAAGGCGTGGTCTAACCCATTGATTTCGTTGAGGTCCGTGGGACAAATGGGAACCCCGTGGGAAGCTCATCGAAATGGGGTTCTCATGATGTCCCTCCCGCCTGCCGGTTTGCCACCCGCCGGGTGTGCATCGTCCGCCACTTTTCAAGGTTAACACGGTTA